GGAGATTAGAAGGAAAAGAATGTAGTGTAATTCAATTAAAGGATTTAGTTTTAAGTGATGATAAATTAAAAGTAATTAAACTAGAAGAAATTGCTTGGAAAGGAAAAAATTATTTTCCAAATAAATGTGGTAATAATTGTTATTGCTGTGGAGGTAAAAAATATAGGAGTTGTGATATAAAATATCCCCTTATAATTGCTAAAAATATTCCAAATCCTTTTAATGACAAATACCGTATGATAGATGGAAGACATCGCATACAAAAATTATTATTGAATGGATGTACTGAGAGTTTATGTTATGTTTTTGATTATGATGAACTCAAACCATTTATTTACGTTAGATAGTCAACTAAATATGATATGGTATATTAAAAAGGTTTGTTACGTTGAATGTAGATTATGAAAATCCTTGGCTTTATAATGGTTTACCCTTTACTTCTGATGACATTGGGGACTACTACGGTTTTGTCTACAGAATCACAAACCTTTGTACAGGAAAACAATATATTGGAAGAAAATACTTCGTACAAAAAAGAAAACCCAAAGGAGGAAAACGAAGAGTCACCTCAGAGTCTGACTGGAAACGATACTTTGGATCTTCTGAGGAGCTTAAACAAGATATTAGAGACCTTGGAAAAGACAATTTCCGAAGAGAAATTATAAGCCTACATAAGACACTAGGGAAAGTAAACTACGAAGAGACAAGACAGTTGTTTCTAAATAATGTACTGATGGAATCGCTTGCCGACGGCACACCTTTGTATTATAATTCAAATATCCTTGGAAGATATATGAAAAAGGATTACTATGACAAACTTACTTGAATCAATGAAGATTTTTTTAGACACAGCAGACACAGAGTTAATTAGAAAGTATTATGGTACTGGATTGATTGATGGTGTAACAACAAATCCAACTTTGATTCGTAAAAGTGGAAGAGACCCAGAGGAAGTATATCAGGAGATACAAGATATAGGGTTAAGAGATATAAGTATGGAAGTTGTTGGTGATGCCAATGAAATGATAGAAGAAGGAATTAGACTTGCAACTAAGTTTCCAACCTCTGCAACAATAAAAGTTCCGTGTACACCTGATGGTTTACTTGCGTGTGCAGAACTATCATGCAAGAATTTAATTCGAGTAAATGTAACTCTTATATTTGATGTTGCACAGGCCATACTTTCTGCAAAAGCTGGTGCTGCCTATGTTTCACCTTTTGTTGGTAGATTAGATGATAACTCAATCACAGGGTTAAATTTAATCAAAGATATTGATGAAGTATTCAGAGTTCAAGCAATTCACAGAACGAGAATCCTATCTGCATCAATCAGATATGTGAATAGTGTCTCTCAATCTTTTGCAAATGGAGCTAATATTGTGACAATGCCTCCATCTGTATTTGATAAGATGTACAATCACGTTCTTACTGATAAAGGTTTAGAAATATTCGATGAGGATTGGAAAAGTGTAGTTCATCATGGTTGAATATTCCTACCATAATGATACTGATCACATGATTGTGATGAGGTGTATTGGTGAAAAAAATTTTTTCATGGAAAGAGTTATTTTTCCTACAGAAACAATCACCATCAATGCACCTCTAGGAGCTGAGGTAGAATTATGGGGTAATGGAATACATTTTGAAGAGAGGATGGTAGTAGATCATCCAGAAACATATTGGAAATCATATAGTAGTTTTGACAATTAAATATTTTGTGTTATAATAAATATATTGAATCTTATTTTATATAACATGGGACACTATCCAGAGAAAAAGGCACTAGTTCTTGGTGCTGGTGGCTTCATCGGTAGTCATATGGTCAAAAGACTAAAGAAAGAAGGGTACTGGGTTCGTGGAGTCGATCTAGATCATCCAGAGTTTGGTCGTCATGAAGCTGATGAGTTTGTTATCGGTGATTTAAGAGATAAAAGTTTTGTGAATAGAGTTGTAGAATTTAAAGGATGGCAGGGTAATTTCTATAATCAAATTCCATATAAGATGATAGAATCCTTTGATGAGATATATCAGTTTGCTGCTGATATGGGTGGTGCTGGATTCATATTTACTGGTGAGAATGATGCAGATATTATGCATAACTCTGCAACGATTAATTTAAATTTATTGGATGCAATAGTTAAAGCTCAGAAAGAAGATAGAAAAACTCCAAAGGTATTTTATTCATCCTCTGCGTGTGCATATCCATCACATATTCAAGAAGAAATTGACAACCCAGGCCTAAAAGAAGAGGATGCATATCCAGCCAATCCAGACTCAGAATATGGTTGGGAAAAATTATTCTCTGAAAGATTATATTATTCTTATAGTCGTAATTATAATATCCCTGTACGTGTTGCTAGATACCATAACATCTATGGGCCTGAAGGCACATGGGAAGGTGGTAGAGAAAAAGCTCCTGCTGCAATCTGTAGAAAAGTGGCGAACGCTGGTCTTGCAGATACGATTGAAGTGTGGGGAGATGGAGAACAAACTAGATCATTCCTGTATATTGATGATTGCATAGAAGCCACACGCAGATTAATGGAATCTGAGTGCAAAGAAGTTATCAATATAGGTTCAGAGGAAATGGTTTCCATTAATGAGTTAGTAAGAATAACTGCAAAGGTAGCAAACAAATCTATAGGTAGGAATCATATTGATGGCCCTCTAGGTGTAAGAGGACGTAATTCTCAGAACGATAAGATCAGAGAAAAACTTGGATGGGATTATGAATATTCTCTTGAAGAGGGAATCAAGAAAACGTATGCGTGGATATCATATCAAGTATATAAAAAGAATGAAGTTGAAGAACAAATTTTACAACCTAGTTTACCTGAGAGATACTAAATGATTGGATTTAATATGTTAGGTCAACTTGGCCGTTTGGGAAACCAGATGTTTCAAGTTGCATCTTTGAGAGGTATTGCAAGTAATAATAATTACAACTATGCCATACCTCCATCTAAAAATAAAAATGAATGGACAGATCATCAACTCTTCAATCCATTTGTTTTTGAAGGTGTAAATCCATTGAACATACAGTTTATAGATTTTCAAAGACCACAAGTAGAAGAAGCTTCATTTTCATTTGATGAAAAATTATTTAATGATTGTCCTGATTGGGTAAGTCTAGTTGGGTTCTTTCAATCTGAAAAATATTTTAAACATATTGAAGATACAGTTCACTCTATGTTTGCCTTCAGACCAGAGATTTTAGAACCATGTCAATCTATGATTAATGGTGTGGAAAAACCAGTATCTCTTCATATTAGAAGAGGAGATTACTTGACAAATTATAAGAATCATCATAATCTAGGACTAGATTATTATGCAAAAGCCTTAGAACATTTTAAAGACAATCAGATTGTTATTTTTAGTGATGATCCTGCTTGGTGTAAACAACAGGAACTGTTTAAAGATGATGATAGATTCCTTGTATCTGAAGAAAATAATCAGTACATGGATATGTGTTTAATGTCTCTTTGTGTAGGACATATAATTGCAAACTCATCATTCTCTTGGTGGGGTGCATGGTTATCTAAGAGTAAAGATGTTATAGCTCCTTCTAAATGGTTTGGGCCTGATAAACAACATCTAGAAACCAAAGATTTATATTGTGAGGATTGGACTATTATCTAATGAAAGTTGCTGTTGTTTTTATTGGTACTGATAAGTATCTAAATTTTCTCCCTACTTGGTATGAAAGATGTGAAGAGTTCTTTTTGCCTGGCGTAGATAAAAAATATTTAATTTTTACAGATGGTAGTGTACCAGAATCACCAGATAATTCTATAGTATATCATCAAGAACATCTTGATTGGCCATACATTACATTGTATAGATTTAGAATATTAGAAAAGGCAAAAAAAGATATAAAAGATTGTGATTGGTTGATATTTATTGACGCAGATATGGCTGTAGTAGATACGGTAGAACCAGAAGATTTATTTGATGAATCTAAACCATATATTGGTGTTCATCATCCATGTCATTTCTTAAAATTTCCTCCACATGATAAACCACCAGGCGCATTTGAAACAAATCCATTATCACTTGCAAAAATATCTGAAGAGTATGATCATTCAATATATTGGCAGGGATGTTTATGGGGTGGTAGAATACCAGAAGTATTTGACTTGATGAAAGAACTTGACAGACGTACTACAATAGATGAAAAGAATAATGTGATTGCAGTTTGGCATGATGAGAGTCACCTAAATTGTTTTTATTCTGAAAACAAAGAAAAGGTTCACACAGTTGGGCCTGAATATGCCTTCCCAGAAGTCTTCGCAGACTACTGTGATTTCAAACCAAAAATGGTTCACATGGCCAAAGATAATAGTAACTATCATGTCTAAAAAATTAGCTCTAATATATTCTGGACAACCTAGACACTTAAGAGAGTGTTATGAAAATCATCACAGTAATTTCTATCAACCTGGCTGGGATGTAGATGTCTTTGCTCACATCTGGTATGATGAAAGTTGGGTAGGTTCATACTTTTGGGATCAGTATAAAGATAGAGGTAGATGGGATGCAGAATTAATTCCATTTATGAAAGAAAAATGGCAACCAAAGGCTCTAGAGTTTGAAGAACCAAAAGAGTTTGAAAGTGATTGGCAACCAGACCCAAGATTTCCACATCCTGTCAACAATATAATATCAATGTTCTATAGTCTTGAAAGAGCTAATGATCTAAAGATAAATTATGAAGAGGAACATGGATTCAAATATGATTGTGTTGTAAGACTTAGAACTGATGAGTTCTTTTTTAGAAATGTTGGATTCTTGGATGGGTATAATTTAGATACTATAAATGTATTCAAAGAGTTTGCTCATTTGGATTATGGAATCAATGATCACTTTGCATTTGGAAGGTCAGATTTGATGGATAAATATCTCAGTGTCTGTAGTAATCTATCAACAATTATTGAAGAAGGAGCTGCAATAAATCCTGAGACTTTGATTGGATGGAACGCACAAAAACATCATAAATTACCTGTGAGTAAGTATGATTTTGGTTATCGTTTATGGAGGGACATGTGACCAAACTTGTTATATTTGATCTTGATGGTGTCTTGATTGATAGTAAAGATCATCATTATGAAGCCTTGAATCAAGCTCTTGGTGAAGAGTATGCAATTAGTAGAGAAGAACATGTCAATACTTATGATGGTCTTCCTACAACTGCAAAGTTAAAACTCCTAACAGAAAACAAAGGCTTACCCACTGATAGATACGATCAGATATGGGAGGATAAACAGGCTAATACACTTAGAATTTTTAGTGAATGTGTTGCAAAAGATTATGAGTTGATGGGATACTTTCAACAACTTGTAAATGCTGGATATAAGATTGCAGTTGCATCAAATAGTATTCGTAATACAGTAAAAATTATTCTATTAAGATTAGGACTTTTAGAGTTTGTAGATATCTATTTTTCTAATGAAGATGTAGTTAGAAACAAACCATTTCCATCTATGTATTGGAAGTGTATGATGGCTCTTGGTGCCTTACCAGACGATACTGTTATACTAGAAGATAGTCATGTTGGTCGTCAAGGTGCATTAGATAGTAAATGTCATCTAGTGCCTATCGAAAATAGAAAAGATTTAGATCAACATAAGATTGATAGAATTAAAAAAATTCTTAATGGTAAAAAACAAAAAGTTTCTTGGGAAAGTAAAACTATGAATGTATTGATTCCTATGGCTGGTCGTGGAAGTAGATTTGCGACACAAGGATATACAT